TTCATGCGGTTCATCCTGGGGATTTTTTAACTCAATTGCTGTTAGTGTCGTCTCATCATAAGTGATACTTTTTTCTTTTGTGTATACGATTGGTTGAATGTACTGTTTATCAGCATCCTTGTTGAATCTTGTCTTAGGATACCGTACAGCCAAAATAGGCTCTCGTTTTACTGTAGTATCATATACAACAAACGTTTCAAATACATTAGCCAAATCAACATAATCTGTATCATCTGAATCTCGATAGATAATCTCATAGGCTCTCCCATACTTATCCATATCAAGCCAGAGTTCAGCATTTAACCCATCTATGTCATTATTAGTATTAAACTCTTCGATTTCTTTTTGTTGATTTGTGTCCTCGATTTGCACTTTTATAGGATTGCCTGTGTTGTACCCAACATCAAACGTACAAAGAACTTTTCCAAAGTTATGCGCTGATCGGTGATCCGCTTTTTCCTTTTCTCTACGTCTACGGTTATCCATGATATTTGTATTTCTAGCTTTGTAATAATCATCTAATACACTAAGCCGCTTTACCTGATATTCATGATGATGTTTTATCATTGCTGCTAAAGTATCTGAATCGTTAAGTAAATCTTCTGCTGAGCTAAATCTATAGTGAAGATTTGATTCTACGCTAAACTTTACATAATTTGTGTTCACGTCGTTAGAATAATGTATATCAGATCCATGTTCAAATTCGTTTACCTTATCCATTTCTCACACTCCTTAAAACATTCTTCTGATTTTGTTCCGCTGCTCTTTAGTAACGGTTGATTTCTTTTTGGCCCACATGTCTTCGTTGAAGGCGTATCTTGTCGCATCAATCGTATGGTTATCTTTATCCTCTAACCTTGGCTTAGGATTTCCATCACGATCTGTTTGATAGTCGATGTTCTCGAATTCCTTAGCAATATTCGGAGTGCGTAGTGGATCAATACAAATAAAAGCCAAATCATCTAGCCACTGTTCACCGTACTCAACAGAATCAGGTCCTTTTTTCACGCCTTTTATTCCTTTCATGCCATGTTCATTAACTAATTCAGCATTACTCTTTGGCTCTGCGCTATCTGAAAATATCTCCTCATTTTGGTAACCTTTAGATTTAGCTTTGTTTGCAAATTCTCGATTGCTGATCTTCACGCCGTAAATTTCATCGATTGCATAAATACCGTTTTTCTTTTTGTCATAATGCCATCTGACGAACGCTAAAGGATCCGTTGCATATCCATAGTCCAAACCGTTGCGGATGTTATCAAAGTTAGCAACCATATCATCTGTAATAGAACCTTTCTTAACTTGTAGATTATCAAAAGGTACAACTCCTGACCCCACAGCTTTTCCATCATATTCCCACTCAGCCCTTCTTGGATTCCTTTCTCTAGTTGCCTCAACTTCTTTCAGAAATTCCTTAGAGATGAATGGATTATCTCGATAGGTCGAGTGATGAATAAAAGTATTGTCCGGTTGAAAAGAAGTCTCATATTTTTTATTTACCCAAGATTGTTTTCTCTTAGGTGGATTGTAGCTGTAAAAAAACTTATAAAAAAGACCATCATCTAATTCTCCACGTAAAAGGGAGTTCGTGATAGTCGTGACTTCATCTTCTGTTTTAAATTCTGCTAATTCTTCAATCCAACCTATAGCAAATGGAAACTTGCTATCTTTTAAAGACTTGATTCGTTCTGGGTTTTGAGCACCACGAAATATCATATAATTTCCTCTTGGAAGATAGGTAATTTTAAGTGGTGACTTATTAAACTTAAATAGGCGCGATACTCCCTGCTTCTCAATTGCCCATTTCATTTGTTCGTAAATAGATTGCTCAAGTGTATTATCAACATAACGTATACCTACAGCATTCACTGCATATCTCATAAGTAACTGAGTAACGATATGCGCTATATCCGATGATTTTCCTGAACCACGCCCACCTTTACAAACTATATTAAGAATATCTTGATTTAAAGTTGCTCTCCATACTGAATGAAACTTCGGCGGAAGAAATTCAGATAGTTTTTTAGCCATCATCATCACTACTTATATCATCAATGAAAGTAGGTATTTCAGAAATTTCAACTTTCTGCTTATCTACAAATGCTGCGTTTATTTTATAATAATGCTCAAGTGCTTGGTTACGTTCTTTGAAACCTGCTGAATATTCACTCACTTCACGTTCTATGATTTCGTTTGTATAAGGATCTCTCTTAACAACTTCAAAGCGTTGTGGTTCTCCTTTTGCAATAGAAGCAGTAATAGCCAAAGCTTCTTCCATTGTTAAATGCCTCTTAGTTTGAACTTCTTTTAGCTTCTCTTGAATGTAGTCGGATACTTTTCCACCTTTTTCCACCAATTTTTCTTGTGCGTTCTTAGCGTAGTTTTCTTTATAGCCAGCTTTCAGCGCTGACTGATAAGCATTGCCTGTGATGATGTACTCATCAGCAAAGGCTTGTTGCTTAGGATTCAACTTACTCATTTTCCATCACCACCTTTGTTATATGTTAATGATATTTTTTTATATTTGTCTGTATGTTCTGCTCACTAAAATATCCATGGCCACAGTAACGAAGATTGTACTTATCAACCTCTTTCGGTGTAGCTTCTCTGGTCATTTCAACAATGGAGTATTTCTTTTTAATCTGGACTGATTGGACAACTCTAATTGGATCATCTGCGTTTGGTTGCGGATATTTATTTGATAATGATACATACCAGTAGTTTCTCATTATGCAGCCTCCTTTACGCAAAATAAAAAGACCACTCAAAGAGTGATCTCATATGTAATAGCAACCTACACACAGACAAGTCTAATACTTCCTGCGCCTACCCACTTCCTCAATACCTCGGTTGCTAATTGACAGGTGTGTGTCAGTTGAGGTTCCCAGCTCTGACACTAAACCCAACGATAGGACATCTCTGTCAGATATAGTCCGTTTGAGTCGCTTTGCAGTATCAACTTTCCTGTCAATAGTTGTTATGCACCAGATATTGTGGGCGCTTATGTCCCAATATATAATAGTAACTTGCACCAAAGTTGGAATTGAACCAACAGCCCGCCCTAATAGGTTCTACCACGGACCTCACCCAGATTTAGAGATTTGAACTCTACGACACATCAGGTATTTATGTCTACCAAGTGCAAGCTACTTAAGTCACTGGCAATGAATCGAACATTGCATAGTTGCCGAAGCATTGACCTAGCACACATGCTTAGCGTCTACCCTTTCCGCCACAGTGACACTATAAAATTATTCTTGGCTGCTACTATTTTTTATTTTGTCCATTTTTAAATCCAATCATATAGACATTAAGACAGAGCGCAAAAATTGAAATTATTAACGCCGTCATTTCTCTTTACCCACCTTTTTTAATTATTTAGTTAAGTTATATTTTTCTGATACTTGGTTTGATTTCATGAGTGCAGCTGCTAAAAATATACTGCTAAGAAACTTGGATTTTAAAATTAGCAATTTCATCTAAAGTTTCTTGTAACTGTTCGACTTGGTCACTAGCCTTGTTGAGCAGTTCTTTTAGTTCAGTCAAATCTAATTTGACAGTTACTTTGATTTCTTTATCCATTCGTTTTTCCTCCAATACATAAATTAATAGACAGCAACGGATGATAGATAATAAGAACAATTTAGAAGGAGTTGAAATTCACATCCTTATTCTTAATATTTCCGCTGCTGTCTATCGAAACTTAATTGTGAAACAATAATAAAACGATGTTCCTTTTATTATTATTTTGTCTCAGACCTATCACTAATCTTTCGACACTATCATAATACAACATTGAATAGGTAAGTGATTGGTATAAAAAAGGTATAAAATGGAAACCAAATGGGTAATAAAAGGGTATAAAAAATGTAAAAACTGGCTACTTGAAAGCAACCAGTTCTAACGATGAAGCAAATTGAATGATAATCTTGTTTGATTCTAGCTTGACAGATTCTTCACTCGTGTTATTTCTTTGAGCAGTTACATAAATGGGCAGACCATTGATATAACGATCATAGAATATCTTCTTGCGCCTTTCAGTCACATCAGGCTTATGCGGATGCTGTATCGCTGAATAGCCTCGAACAAACAATTTATGCAGATACTCAAATTCTTCTTGTGCTTCTTCTTTATCGATCAGCATTCTTTCTGCTTCAAATATATGATCAGCTGTAGAAGGTGGAACCAAGGAATAAGATGCTGTCACTTTTGGTTCTCGAGGTTGACCTATCCTACATCTAGCTGACAGATATGCTGAAAGAAAAACACCAACATTATGTTTTGTGCGATCCATATCCACATCTTTTGCCTCTGGTGTCTCATACTTCTTTACATCGAAAAGTACCATCCATTGATTCCTCCATTTATGATATAATAATTGTGTCAGAATTATTAATTAAGGTCGGAGGAATCCGGCTTTTTTTATACCCATGCTTATGCTAAGCTTTTCAAGTAGCGAGGTTGCACTCGTTACCCATATACATGTTGAGCTATCTGGCGGAAAACAGATGGCTCACTATTTCAATATTCTGCTAAGGACAGCCAGTGGTCGGCTGTCTTTTTTATATTTTAATGAGAAGCCTTACTTATTTTTTTATCTTTATTACGAAAAATGATATTATCTATTGATAATAAAGCGTATAGGAGATGGTTGAGTGACTATGTGGAGCATGCTGTTATTTTGGATTCCCGTTTGTATTGGTATCGTCGCATTTTGTTACTTTGTCAAACACTCTAGAACAAATAAGCTCCTCATGTTATCTTTTTTACCTATAGTATTTTTTATTGTACAAATTGTTAAATATACCTATATTGAATCGCAAGAAATATTCATTTTTTATGTGGTAGGTTTATTTATCTCTGTGGTCTTTTTCATAATGATACTTTCCTATTTTTATAAAAAATAAATTTTTCTCTTAGAAGTACATTTTTTCGCTGTTTATATAGCCTTCATATCCACTAATCGAACAACTGCAATATTCGCTTTGCTCTTCGCTAGCTCTTTGTCACAGTCCATCGTATTCTCAATACGAATAACTGCTGAATGATTGTACACACGTTCTACATACCCTCTAATTGGATGAATGAACTCTTCCACTATACAACGAACCATATCGCCGACTTTAATTTCTGATTCCTCTTGCTTTATAGGATTCTTAGTTGGTAGATCCATCATCAAACCACCAATTCCATAAGCATCAGTGTAAAATCCGTCTTTTAGTTTCATCTTTCTACCCCCTCGTGATCGACAGTGACCAGTTCATATACTTGCGTTAATCCACCAAGTCGTCGTGAAACCTGGTTAACTTCTTCGAGGTTATCAAACCATCTCGCGTTTTGAAGAAAATCTACAAGGGATAATGTGTTAGCCCCTATAGAACGTTCATCACTTCTGTAAAATTGATTCCCAAACTTTACTACATAAATCTTCATTCTTTTTCCTCCTTAGCAAACTCGCCTAAAATCTTGTATAGCGCTTTATATTCTCGTTGACTTAAGTATATTTCAACAAACATATCTGGATCAGTGTTTGAGTATATGTGTACACCCATGTTGCATGCTAGTGTGTCAAATACTTCAATATATGCTTCTTCTGTTTTTATTGTCTTTTTCATCCCGCTTCCTCCTGTTCTAATCCCCATTGAGCGAATGCTGCTAGGGCTTCGAATTGCTCTTTGTCTGTTAATTCCATCAAAGGATCCCTTAATTCATCTAAATGCCCCCATGCTGCATTATTCATCATCCAAAATACAACTTGCATTGGCTTTCCTGTTGGCGCAGTTAGTTTCAACCACTCCAACACGATTTTCTGGTTGTCGTTGAGCGCTTGTCCATGAGTGAGAACTTTACCCGATTCCCAATCTCCTGTTTTTCTAGCATATTCATATTGTTCTGCTGTTAAGTAATCGCTCATCCTTCTGCCACCTCTTCCACTGTCCCACCGATTGTCTGAGCAGTACGCTCGGCATCTGATTTCGAATCAAATATCTTAATTTCTTTATTACAGTCAGGCATAATCAACGCGCCTCTTCCTTGATACTCAACGAAATATCCCTCGCCTATTTTTACATAATACAACGGTTCTTTCTCGACCTCGTAGCCGTCTTTCATGCGGATGAGGGTTTCGATTGGATTGTTTTCAGCATTATCAAGCCAATTTTCAAAATCTGTCTCGTGTGGGTATCTTTTACCGTCCAATTCTCTGATTTTCGTAAAAATCGCTAAATCTAATGCATGTTTGTTATCCTCAAACCACTCCGCCACAAACTTAGGCACAACTAACTTCTTCGGTTCATCTAGTTGTTTTAAATCTTCTAGGATTTCTTTCCGAGCTACGCCATATCCGAAAGTATACATGTTATCAGTTGAATCACGTTCGGTAACTCCTCTCGTTTCAAACGTTGGCGCTCCTGTGTCATTTTCCCATTTATCAATCAATTCCTGTTTATTCATCGCTGTTCCTCCAATAACTCTGGATTCTCGTAGATGTTGCCGATGACAACCATTCCAGAACAACGATTGTCAGTTAATTCAAATGTTGAATGTTTCGCTTTAACTTTAAATGCACCATCTTCAATAACGACAGTGCCAAGATATCTACCAGAAATATTTTTCACGATATCACTCTCAAATATTTCAATATTATTTTTATCAACACGTTCTCTTGATTGCATGAGCTCGTATTTGTCTATCATTCCCCACATGCCACCGCCTAAATTTACAAGCGGAGCAATAAAGCCTGTTTCATCGTCTATTGTCCAATCCACATTTTTATCATTATGCGGATAGTACATTTCATTTTCTTCTTTTGAATATGCTCTAAACTTCGGTATCATTTGCTGTCCTCCTCAGCACAAAACGCACTTCTCATCAATATTGCATCTAGTGCTTCGTTAACTAACACGCTTGTCCATTCTCGTAACACTTCATAATCTTCCCAATCGATATCATCTTCTCCGATATTGGCTCTAGCTAGTAATTCATCTACAGTCAAATCATTTTTACTTTCATTTACAATTCCTTGTAGTGTTACAATTGATATTTTCTTCATTATTTCTCCTCCACATACCTAAACTGTCGTCCTTTTGAATCAATCCATAAGCTCCTAGCTCTATCCCAAATAATGTTTTTGCTCAGACCAGTAATTTCAGATAACTGTTCAGCAGTACCTGTTACTAGAATTCGATCACCATGCCAGATTGCAATTCTTCTCGGCGTTTTCCGTTTAGGCTTTTCAGCCCACATTGATTTGCCGAGCTTTTGGACTTCTGCAACTATTTCTTTGTCTTCTTGCCAATTCTCAGAATGTGTCAGTTCAATGATTCGTTTCATTGCTGCTTTCTTATCCACGCTCATTCCTCCAATCTACGAATTTCCCTTCTTAAATTCACTATGTGTAAATCGATTGCCTTTCTCGCCGTTTCATTGACCATCACTGCCTTTGTTCGTTCCAGATCGTCAATTTCACGTTGAATGCTTCGAATTCGCATTTGAATCACTTCTTCTGTTGTCATGATGATTCCTCCACGTATCTAAACGTTCTCTTCTTAACGTCTGTGTATCCACACCTAGCTCTTTTTCTCACGATTTTCTCGTGCAAGCCTGTGAGACTTGCTAACTGTTCAGCTGTCCCTGTCACTAGAAGTTTGTCACCGTGCCAAATTGCGATTTTTCGCGGTCTTGGCTTGTTGCTCTTGTCTGCCCACATCGCTCTTCCAAGTCTCATCACTTCCGAGGCAGCTTCTTTGTCATTTTGCCAATCTTCTGAATAAGTCAATTCGATAATTCGTTGCATTGCCGCTTTCTTATCCATCCCGACGTTCCCCTTTCAATAATTTGAGTACTTGATCAAGTGCGCTCTCACGTCCACCATGGAACGTGTTGAGCCACTTGTCTTCGTACGAGGCGCTTTGTCTTAAAGCTTCTTGATGCATTAGTTCGATCTGTGCTGTAAATGTTTTTAGATCCATCTGATTACACCTGCTCAAGTTCACTAAGATGTTTTTGCAATCCTTTAACGCAATCAACAAATAGTAATTTTGTATAAGCTAAATTTCTTAATTGTGTTGCATCGATATAAAGTGCGAAATAGTATCTGAGTTTACTCCAACTTGAACGATCATTCTTAATTCGTTCGATTCCAGCTTCATCAAGTTGTTCATAAACGTCTCTCAGAATCTCTATTTCCTCACCAGTTTTGTAACTTGCTATTTCATTGATCAGTTCTAGATAATCGATTTTCAATTTTCCACCTCTTAGAATGGTGCTTTTGATTGTCTATTAGCTCGTTCTAGCGCTTTTTTCTTTTGATAGGCTTCTTGGTCGATTGCCCATTCTGGAAGCTTCTCTCGTCGTCCTGTGCGCTTGTATGCACCACTTGCATTCTTAGGCTCACTTTTTTCTTTCCTTGCCCAACTTCGAATAGTTGCCAAATAGTTTTTATAAGTCTTACCAGATGATTCACAATACTCAGATAGCCGTTCTATTCGTTCTTGATAGTCATTAGGGAATTCTATTTTGAGTTTCTCCATCTGCTCATCTGACAAAAGAACATTTTTATACTCTCCGTATTTATGACGGATGGGCTTAGCCTTCGATTTTTTCGAAGGCGGTAAGTCTCTTATATATTCTTTTGTATTATTAAATGTATTATTAATAGATGTATTATTATCTTTGACTTTTTCGTCAATAGAGGTATTGCGTTTTTCGTCAATAGGGTATTGATTAATTCGTAGGTACCTATTGATTATTTGATTGGTACCCTCTTTGTAAATGATTTCCCGATTCAAGTATCCAAACTTAATCAAATCACTTACCCATCTCGATATGGTCTCTTTATTCACACCATATAAATCTGCAAAGTACTCATTGCCTGCCCAACAAAAGCCTCTTTCATTACACAAGGCCGTTATCTCTCCGTATAACAACTTAGTATTTGGTTTAAGTCTTTTGTCGTACCTTACGTTGGCTGGTATAATCGCATAATAACTTCGATGTTCTGTCATTTTTACCCTCCAATATTTAACTTTTTGATTGTTTCCTGGTTTAATTTGATCCCTTTGATTTGATATTTATTTTTGAAATTAATCACACCTATTTTATGCTTCTCTGTGTGATGGATTCTGCAGAGTGCTGCAAATGTGTACTCTGAATGATCAACTTCTTTGCGCTTTCGTCTCCCTAACGCTTTGTCAAAGTGATCAATATCGGCTCCTGTTTTACCACAGATACAGCAGACTCTTTTTGTGATGCATTTGTAGAAGTAATATTCTTGATTCGCTGGTAAAATCTCATAACCTTCTTTGAAAGGAATATGATGTTCAAAGATGAAATCTAGGATGATATTTGCTAAGACGTTGGCATCACTCACAGTTGTATTCGATTCATCTTTCAGGCTTATTTTGCGCCCTGTGACGCCTTCAAAACGGAAGTAGAAGAATTCCTTCCAGAAGTCCGTTGGCATTCCTGTATCGATAAAAATATCGCCTATCAGCGCATAGATGAAGTTTCGTTGCTGTACGGTGAAACGTCTAGGATCAATAAAACGAATTTCAATGACTCGATCGCCATCGTAGCCGTCATACATCGTCTTTAGTCGATCAATGTTCACTTCTTCATTGATCGTTGCACCTATGTCTTTTCCTTTGAACTTTTTCAGAACCGCTGAATATGAATCGATTAATGGTTTAAACACTCATATCACTTCTCTTTTGTTTCTTCTCTGTACTGATCTTCAAGCCAATTAACGCCTCGTTTTAGAATGCCCAAGTCTCTCTTGGTCCATTTACTGTCATCAGCGGTTATAGAAGCCGCATCAGTCAATGCAACAATTGCTTCATCAATTGATTTTTCGTACTTGTTAGCAACCAGTTGTAAAGCATCCAAGAATAGCTTTTTGCTTCTTTGAGTAGCTGGTTCAAGCATCGAGACATCTTCTGGCATATCTTCGCCAGCAAATATATATAGCCCTAGCCCAAACATTGCTAGATTTTTTACAAGACAGCGCATGATTGTTTTATTGATATCAAACATAGTTGCTGCTTCAACTCGCTTTTCGATTTTTCCAACAATCTCTTTTTTCTTCGTTTCGTTATTCCACTGATAATCATTGACTTCGTAGGTATATGGCTCATCTTTCATTGCCTTGTTTGCACCATCCATGACTGGCAACCACATGTCACGCTTTACTCCGTTGACTGTGATACTGGTAAAAACCATATAGCCTGTTTTTTCATCAAAGAGGTATGGACGATGCGTTTCTGGATCACGATAGATTTCGTAGTCTACTTCTTCGCAGATTTTGCTGACTTCTGCCCATGCCCATGCCCAGGACAGATAAGTTAGTTTGTTTCTTTTTTCAACAACATCATTGACGGTTATCTTGTACAGACTATTGAATAATTTGTTATCGTTGCGTTTCGTTCCTTCACTCATCAAATTCTGCCTCCATTTCAGCAATGTATTTCTTACCTGGTCCGTAATAAGAGATATCGATCAAGTTATCTCTGTCATACTCTTCTAGCGCATCAATCAAGCCATCTTCGATGACATAGATATATTCAGGTTTTTTGGACTTCCTCGATAAATGGATAAGATAGACATGATCCCAAATACTCACAAAATTTCCCAAATCGTCTTGATCACATGCTAGTTCTTCATCCGTCAAAAGATTACGTCTGATTTTTCGATTGCTTGTTTCCTTGATATTCGATTTGCCCCAACTAGGATCAGTCAAATATTGATCTAGAGTGGAAAGTTCTTTTTCCATGTGGTAACATCTCCTTAGATGTATTTTCTTTGTGACTCTATGCTTGCCGGCGGAGTCACTTTTTTATTTGTTGCCATGCTTTTTGCTTTTCGATATGCTGCTTGCTTAAAATAATAGGACGGTTATTGGTCCACCAATTATCAGCAATCACTTTACCGATTTTTAGCGCTTCTTCTCGTGCCATAGTTGCTCCTTTCTTTTGAATCAAGCAGATTGATTAAAACCATCAATGCTGCGAACAAACTTCCCCCGATAATACTTTGGTGTGCTACTATCACTAATAGCCCTAGGATGAATCCTATAAAAAGTGTGTCTGTCTTCTTCATAATCTAATCTCCCTATTTTTTATTTCTAGCATTCTCAAATCCTCAAGTTCAGAAGCGATTAGTTCAGCTTGTCTATCTGATAGCTCATCGGCTTTTCTAAGCGCTTCACGATCATCTTGTAATTGTTTCCTGCGTTGTTTAATCAAACGGAGAATTTGATGTTCTTGTTGCAATGTGTAGGACATAAAATCATTCTCCTTTGCCTTTAGAACTCAAAGTTTTCTTTCAAAAATCTTTGGAGTTCTGATCGTTCAATTCTGATGTCTAACTTACTCCACTGCTGTGTTTTTAAGCCTAGGTTTATCCAATGTGCTAATTTGTCATCACCAATGCCTAAAACTTTTTTTACCTCTGATTTGTTTGGATATGGAGGAAGCTCCACTGATTTATTCATAAGGTGTAATCGTTCTTCCAAAGAATTAAGCACTGCATTCGTGATTTGTGTAGTTAATTCGGAAACTACTAAATTATCTGGAATTGTTATTTGCATAATTTTTCTCCTTTTCTAATTCTGCTAGCACTGCCTCAATTGGCTTGATTTGTTTATCTGGCTTTCTACGTCCATTCATAATATCCGACATGTATGCTGTTGAAATACCAAGCTTTTCAGCTAACCAAGCTTGACTCTTGTCATGCGTAGCTAGCGCCACACGCACTTTTAAAATGAAGTCCTGCGACATAACTATCTCTCCTCTAATAGATCAATTTCTGGAATATATCCTTCTTTTTTTAGCGACTCATAAATGAACAAACGTCCTTTTTGAGTCCATTTAGTATTCATCACAACTTTTGTTCCGCCATCAGATTTCGGAATCTCAGTTGTATGAGATTTTGTATATCCTTGTCTCATATGTTTCTTACATAATAACCATTGATTGCCTACTTTTTTCTGAATACCTAGTTTATGAAGTAATTTATTCATCTGTTGTGGAGACATCCCATAATCTGCTGCAATCTGACTAATTGTTACTGAATCTGTAGAAGATAATATGCTATCTAAATACGAAATTTTGGGTTCGTATTCTGCAATTTTTTGTTCTGCGATTAGTCTTCCAGTACGTTCTTCTTTCAACTTAGTTGCTAATTGGATGATTGTATCTGGATTAAGCAAAGCTTCTTCTACTTTTTCTGGAGTTAGATAACCTCCATGTTTTCTAATTGCTGGCAACACTTCACTTGTTACCCATCGTTTGAATTTTTTGGCAGAAGGAAGTTTTGATTTTAAGATTAAACTATAAAGGCCTGACTCGTTGATGATCGTCATCTCTCTTGATTGACCTGAGGTCGTGATTCGCGACCCCATCTTATCTTCCAAATCTACATGCCGCGACAAAGCATCTTTAGTGTTTGAATAACCTAAAACACTCGCAATGTCTTTACCTACAAAATATGGTTCATCATTTACTAAAATGGTCCGAACTTCGTTTTGTTCAAAATTAAAAATTTGTGGTGTGTTCATTTTTTCATTCCTTTCTTTGATATAATTCACTTGTGAAAGTGAGGTGATAAAAATGGATACGAAAGAATACTTTGAAATTTATTCAGTTATAATAAATGTGTTTGAAAAAAATAATCCTAAAGATATGTTTGATTTATTTTCAGAGCTTCATGATACAGATTTCATCCAATCAAGATTGAAGAATGGTTTTCCTCCTAAAGAGCTATCTAAATTTACGCTAGATACCGTAGATAATTTACTTTCAGACGGTTTGATTAAAGGCAAAAAGATTACTACAAAATCTGGTCCTATTTACATGTTTGATGGAATGACTACAGAAGGACGAAAGTTTCTATTGAATACAAACAATAAATCTAGTCAATTTGTTGAATACGTTAGGGATAACGGAATACCATTAGACCCAACTTCGATTTCAAAAGCTGTAATTAATTTTCTGTACTTTGTTTTTCGTAAGAAGCCGCAACAAAACTTAAGTTGACTATCACTTGTTCAGGTGATAGTTCTTCTATTTTTACAGAATCTTCAATTACAAACTCCAACTTAAATCCATCAATGTAAACAGCCTTTTCTGTTTCAACGACTTTATGACTTGGTTTTGGATACTCAAAAGACATTTGCTCATTCCTTTCTTTGGTATAATTTTGAATAGAAAGCGAGGTGAAAATAGTATGGAAGAATTTAATATGGATGTCGATGCCTTATTCAAACAAACCGTATTCAAGACTGTTAATAAAGAATTCAAAATAGATTTCCAAAATGACGAATCTTTTCCAACAGAAATTGAGTTATTCGAAGAATTTTCTCGGAATGTTTCTGAGTCTTTTTCTCGCCAGTTGCAAAAGAATTTTTTTGATGCTCTTGTGGATGAATTTCATCAACAACAGCACTAAACTTTTGGTCTTTAAAATTTAAAGTTATTAAAGCTCCTTTTGCGGAAGGAGTTTTTTTATTTTGTTTCATGATTTTTCCTCCTTTTCTTTAAATATGTAAGCTAATAAAATTAGCTAATTTTATTGACAGTTTCTAAAAAGTTTTGTAGAATAAGTGCATAGTTAAATAAGCACAGAATTACCCTATAAATTAACATTCTAAGTTTCCCGACCTTGAATTTGTTTACTTTATTAGGTGTCTTTCTTATTGCTTGTTAGCTTATTAAATTAGCTTACGAACATATATTACTATAAAGTTTTGTAGATGTCAACGATTATCTACAAAGTTTTTAAGATGTGTTTTAGGCATGATCGGAGAATCATTATTATGACAACATTTGAGAGAGTAAAAATGTTAGCAGATAAACGCAAAATATCTATTGTCGAATTGGAAGAAAAACTTAATTTTAGTAAAAATTCACTTTATGCGTGGAAAAAGAGTAAGCCATCCATTGATAAACTAAATGCAGTTGCTGACTATTTCCATGTTTCAACAGATTATTTGCTAGGACGCACAGATGATCCTAACGCGGGAGTTGCACCAGAGGAAAGAAAACTAACCGTGGAAGAAGCTTTAGCATCTGTTATGAGTAGCGACGGAAAACCGCTCACCGATAATGATAGGGAAATACTATCAGCTATGATTGAAGCATATTTAGAGAAAAAAGATAACTAAATAAGTAGGTGAGTCATTTGGACAGTCAAATTGAAATGATAATTAATGAACTCGGCGTTAAGGTAGAAGAGCGTGAAAACCTTGATGCCGATGGCCATTATGTTGCTTGTATGAATACCATAGTAATAAAAGCTAATTTATCTAAGTATAGAAGACAAAGAACCTTATTACATGAATTAGGACACGCTTCTAAACATCATGATAATTATTTTTTATATAATTTAGCATTCTCTCTCCATTCAAAAATGGAATATGAGGCTGATCGCTTCATGATTGAAAAATTATTAGATAGATATATTGCAAAGTCTGAATTAGAACCACACAATATCAATTACATGAAATTTATAGAAGATAACAATTTAAGCGTTCGCTTCGAACCACTTGTGAAAGAATTATTAAAAGCTCGCATCTATTGTTATGCAGCTCTCTAAAATTTTTTAAGCAAAAAAGAACATATGTTCAAAAATAGAAAGGTGAAAAAAAATGATATATACAGAATTCAAAGAATGGTTAGAAAAAAACACAACCGGATACGAAACATTTATCATCAAAGCTACTAATTATCAAATTGAAAAAAACAAAAATAGACCCCAAAAAAAACGCTGGGATGATAAGAAAATAGATAAAGCTGTATTAGAAATGTGGAAACAAGTCGTGACTAACTTGTATCAAACAATTCGTAAAGAAAAAGGAGTTCCATTAATTAACGGGAGGGAAATATGGCTTGAATTTATAGAGGAACAAGGACTGATCGAATTTTTCAATGATAGCATGGCAGAATTAGAATTTGAATAGGGGTAATATTGATGGCAATGATAAAACAATATAAAAAGAAAAATGGCGAAAAAGCATGGTACTTTAAAACTTATCTCGGTATTGATCCGCTAACAGGAAAGAAAAAATATACTACTAAAAGAGGATTTAGAACACAAAAAGAAGCAAAAACAGCACTTTCTAGGTTAGAACTAGAATTACAAAAAACAGGAATGCCCACAAGTACAAATACTACTTTCAAAGAAGCAGCAGAATTATGGCTAGAAAGCTATAAAAAAACTGTAAAAGAAAGTTCATATTCAAGGACTAAAATAATCTTTAACAAACATATATATCCCAAATTTGGAAATATTAAGCTTTCTAAAATTAATACGGCATATTGTCAAAAGGTAGTAAATGATTGGAGTGAAAAAGGAACTTCAAAGCAGTACCCTCTTTTCATAAACTATATGAACAAAGTTTTTAAGTATGCTATAAATATTGGTTTAACATCTGATAATCCAACATTAAATTTACTTATTCCAAAGCCACAAATTAAAACAGAAAAGAAATTAAAATTATATACAAAAGAACAGTTGGAATTATTTCTAAATGAAGTATCTCAAGAACAGAATCTATATTTTAAAAACAGAGACTATACGCTCTTTAGACTATTAGCATTCAGCGGATGTAGAATCGGCGAAATATTAGCACTCACTTGGGACAATATTAATTTTAAAACAAATGAAATGGCCATTAAAAAAACTGTAGCTCGTTCAGATAAATATTATATATCTGAAACTCCTAAAACCAAAAAATCAAATCGAATAATTTATTTAGATGAAAAAACTATAAAGCAACTAAAATTTTGGAAGCTCGAACAAAGAAAGTACTTATTTCAATTAGGATTTACTAAAGCTAATTATTTGTTTACCAATGACGAAAATAATTTCACAATTAATCAGTCAGTGGCAGAAAGATACAATATATATCGTGAGCGTGCCGGCTTACCTTATATCGGTCTACATGGTTTTAGACATACACATGCATCAATGCTATATGAGGCAGGCGCAGATCACAAAGAAGTCCAAGAAAGAATGGGCCACGCAAATATAAAAACTACTATGGACACATATACACACATTACTAACAGCAAAAAAGAAGAAACAACACAAAAACTAACAAATTATATTAACTTCTAAGAAAGTATGGTCAAAAGTATGGTCAAAAAAAATCCCATAATTTACAAAAAAGCTCCATCCCTTGCTACACAAGAGATAGAGCAGTTTATTTA